TTGCGGGATATGTGGTCTGTCTTGAGTGTGACGAAACTTTCAGTCCTGAACAGGTCAACCAGTTAGTCGCGAACCTAAAAGCCAAGACAGGAAAGCCCGTGGCTGTTCACCTAGCCCCCGGAGTTGGCGGCTTCAAAAGGGATATCCGCTATTACAAGGGTGCTGACTTTATCTACCTCCAGATTGGTGACCACCTTCACGGGGATTTCGTTGCCGACTCTACGTTAGCCGTGAATATGCTCAAAGAGGCTATGAAGTTAGGCATCCCGGTAGTGGCAAACGAGTACAGCGCAGTATCCGAATCAGCAACAGCAAGAGCATTGGGGGATTTGCTATGCGCCAACGGAGCAGTGGGAACAGGCAACGGCAGAAACATAGAGTTTTGTGGGCAACGTCAAGCCAAAAAAGAGAAGTGGTACAAGAAGTACGGGACGGAAATGGTCGTTGCCGGGGTCGCAATGGCCACCCTTTACGCGGTTACAAGATACGACCTTCCTCTCACGCTAAGAGCAACGGAAGACAGTTACGAGATCGGCACGAAGAAGCAGATCGGGAATCATTCGGTTGGCGCTAGTTACAGCGAGAACCGGGCAATGGCTACTTACGAATTCAGATTTTAAGGGGGTGAGTCGATCTCGACAGATGGGAACACCGAATGGTCAATATCTGGACGCGGGTTTGAATCCCGCCACCTCCACCAAGGGAAAAAATGGTAGGACTGATTAGGGCAAGAAGGCCCAGCGAATACAGAACAGGCGGCGGCAAGCCCCGCAACTACAAGCATGAGTATCGGAAGTTTCATTCTTCACGGAAGGCTATTGCTGAAAGAAGTTCCAGAAATAAGGCAAGGCGCGCGTTGATGAAACTGGGCAAGGTGCGCAAGGGCGATAAACGGGATGTTCATCACGCGAACAGGCGTCCCACTGATAACAGAAGAGGTAATCTCAGAGTAATGGCACGATCAAGAAACAGGTCAATCAAATAGGTATCGAAACATGATGTCACCAGACTTTTTAAGACGGCTGCAAGAAATGCGTCAAGCGCGTCTAAGAACCCAAGACTTCCAGAAATGGAAGGACCGTAATCCGACTGCCGCTACGGGGGCTGGAGTATGGACTGCGGCTCCGTGGACAGGCCAGACCGCACAGACAATTGTTTACGATCCGACAAACGGAAAAGCCTATCCGAATCCTGCGGCGGCATTGTCGGCGGGGGTGACAAATTTTTCCTATCAGATTCCATCGGGAATGAACATCGATTGGTCTTACTGGGATCAGTTTAGGCAGCCAGTTGCGCCGCGTCCTGCGCCGCGTTCCGCTCCAGCGCAGACTGTGACTGTGGCCGACCAAACGATTCCGTTCAGGACCCCCCAAAACACCGATACCACGAAGCCGTTTGAAATACCCGAACTAGCAAAGCGATTCGCTGATGCTGGAATGTTTGGTCGCGCAAAAAAGGCGATTGAAGATGCAGGCGGGACATGGACTAAAGAAATGTCGCGAAAGTTAAGAGCCGCTGCCAAGAATACCAAGTATTACGGCGGGGTTTTTGAGAACCAAAGCACGATTGACGCGCTCGTTGATAAATACACTTTAGCAAATGCCTCCAGTGGAGCGGGTGGAAAAATTTCCTACAAAGTGATGATGGGTAAAGCCAAGAGGGACTACGAGAAAAAGCACGGGGTAGGAAGTTGGACCAAGGCTGTGCATGTTGCGGTTGCGGCATCGTTGCAAAGAAAACTGAGCGCGGATGCTGCCGATTCAACGAGAGATACTTCTGATGATACCGATGTAATCGACTCAGACTCTTCTTCTGACTCCGATATTTTCGGCGGGATTAAGCGTGGAAGGATGGCAGAGGCGCAGAGATATGCGGATGCAGGAATGTTTGGCCGAGCCAAGCAGCAGATTGAATTGGGCGGCGGAACATGGAACAAGGATATATCGAGGAAGTTAAGAGCCGATGCGAAATCCTCCACAAATTACGGCGGTGACTTTAAAGATCAGGCTGAACTTGATGCGCTACTTCAAAATAGCAAAGTACTGGTTGACGGGAAACTCAAAATGGGGAGAGCAAAGCAAGCCTATGAGAAAAAACATGGCGCAGGCTCGTGGAGCAAGACTATCCACAAGAGATTAAAAGCCTCTCACCAGCGGAACCAATAAATCTAGGGTTGGTATCAATATGAAAATCAATGTCTCCCCGAAGGGGAAAAACGTGGGATATATCCCAAAGAGGAAAGAGAGTTCTGGCCAACTCCTACCCATAACCGAGGCGGTAATTCAGATGGTCCGCATTGGAAGTGAGATGGAGGACGCTACTGAACAAGCAATTACGCGGATCGATTCGGCAAGGCAGGAAACTCTGAAGAAAGCGGAAATGTAATGTACTCAACGGCATTTCTAAAGCGCCTTCATCGCCTGCAAACTCAGCAGGCGAAGGCCGCAGCAACCCCCGTGGTTCTCCCCAGCGCACTAGAGGCGGAATCAGAAGAGTCAAGCGAAGCAAACATACACGCAATCGGTTCGGCACTTCCGACCTTGGCGGCTCAACAGCCTACAGATGTTCAGGTGATCGTTTACGACCCAAGCAATGGGAAGGCTTATCCAAATCCATCTGCTGCTAGGGCTGCTGGTGTGACTAACTTCATATACAACGCGCCCTCGGGCATCAATATTGATTGGTCATATTGGGACCAGTTTGCGCAGCCGGAGCCTGAAGCAGTCGAGGTCGGAGAAGTTGAGGTTGAGTCTCAGGAGTTGCCATTTGAGTCAATGCCTGATACACCCACCCCAGCCCCGCAGCCTGCTGCCCAAAGCCCTGAGCCAGAACCTGCCGCTGCTGCTGCTCCGCCGCCACCACCGCCACCGCCACCGGCCCCGCCGCCACCGGCCCCGCCGCCTCCGCCGCCCAAGCCTAAGCCTAAGCCCAAGCCCAAGCCTCAGCCGGTCAGGATCGCAAGTCGAGGGGAGTGGGAGAATCAAGGCACATATATGCACGGCAACATTCACACTGGCCCGAACGCGGGTAAGTCACTGAAGGGAGACCGCAATAACGATGCGTACTATGCAAATTATGTCCGCGTAATGCAGGAAGCCAACAGGACTGGCAATTACGCTCATGCCAATGAGGTTAACCGGGCGCATAGCCTTCCGAGATGAACCTAGATGAGTTTGTAACAAAAGCCAAGGAATATCTCCCTACCGCCACTTTGGAAGAGAGTGGCAAGTTTTACCAAAACCTTCTTCAAAAAAACTACGACAAAACCGTAGTTGCCGAACTAGCAAAAATTGACCGCTGGTTTCTTCTCGTAGTACTTCTCAATCGGAAGGATGCCGTTCATCCATGGTTATATGACCGCTGTCGAGAAATCGAGAAGAACCCAGACGGCCACCTCGACTTGTGGGCCCGTGGTCATTACAAGTCAACACTCATTACCTATGCTGGCGCAGTTCAGGAAATCCTGAAGGACCCAAACATAACGATAGGCATCTTTTCTCATACAAGACCTATTGCGAAGGGGTTCCTTAAACAAATCAAGCGCGAGTTTGAGGTTAATGATTTTCTTCGGGACCTTTTCCCAGACATTTGTTACCCAAATCCACGTCAAGATTCACCGCAATGGGGCGAAGACGCCGGGATCATTGTTAAGCGGAAATCAAATCCCAAAGAAGCAACAGTAGAGGCGTGGGGGTTGGTAGACGGTCAGCCGATCTCCCGCCACTACGACCTTCGTATTTACGATGACGTTGTAACCCGTGACTCGGTTAACACGCCAGAGCAGATTTCCAAGACAACAGAGGCTCTTGACCTGTCGCAAAACCTGTCAGGCGGGGCAAACCGAGAGTGGTACATCGGCACTCGTTACCACTACGCGGATACTTACCGAGACCTGATCGAACGCGGCACTCCAATGCGGGTGTACCCAGCAACTAAGTCAGGCACCCCCGATGGTGAGCCTGTTCTCCTTAATCAGGAAGAGTGGGACAAAAAGAAGTTGTCCATGGGGCAGTACGTTCTGGCCTGCCAGATGTTGCAGAACCCGATTGCGGGCTCCGAACAGGTCTTCGATCCCGAGTGGATCAGAAGGGCAGAGGTGAGACCTCGCGTTCTCAACATTTACATTCTTTGTGACCCTGCGCACTCGAAGAAATCAACTTCAGACAGAACCGCTATTGCGGTTATTGGGGTTGATCATGCGTACAACAAGTTTTTACTGGATGGGCTTTGTCATCGCCTGAACCTGAAAGAGCGCTGGCAATCGTTGTCGAAGTTCCGAAAAAAGTGGCTTCGGCAGACAGGTATTCAGGTAGTCAAGATCGGATACGAGCGATACGGGAAAGATTCCGATATCGAGCATTT